CTATGTGGAGTATCGGTGTAGAGAGCGGCAGTGAAAAAATAAGATATGATATGGGTAAAAAATTTACCGATGATGATTTAGATTGGAGTGTAAATCTTTTACATAAAGTAGGTATTACACAATCTTGGTTAGTCATGGTTGGATATCCAAGTGAAACTGATGAAGATTTTGAATTAACACTTGATATGTTTAAAAAGTATGCACATTTAAACAAGAACGGCATGATAACATATGGATTAACTCCAACATTTGCGTTACTTGATAACAGTCCTATTATGAATAACCCTGTGTTATTGAAAAAATATGGATTAGGACATAATATCAGTAAGCCCAATTATCAGAAATTTTGGACTAGTTCTGTAAATCCAAGTAACACTTTTCCCGTTAGGTTAGATCGTTGGAGAAAATTAGTTCAATTGTGTGAAGATTTAAAATATCAAAAACAAGGCGGATTTCCGATAGACAAGTGGCAAAAAGAATTAAACAGTTTGGAAAAATTATATTATGAAAATCAATAATATATCAATCGAAATTGAAAACATCAATGATATGGCTTTTTATACTGTAAATCCATACGAAAAGTTTAAAATTAAAAATAACATATATACATTTTATTGCAATCATGACCCGCTAGGAATAACCACAATTAATGTTCAGTTAACTGGTGGGGAAATAATAATAAGACAAATAAAAGTTAATGACACAAGTTTAAAATATCTAGATTATTTTGGTGTTTACCGCGATGTTTCTGGTAATAGAATTAAAAACAAATCTGGTTACATGAATATAGCTGGTACATATACTTTTAAGATCAGATACTCTGCAAAATCATTTCAATATATGTTGCACTTAATTGATAAATTTCAAATTTAATTTGACAATTATTTTATAAAATAGTATTATTAATATATCAACAATAGGAGAAGGCAATGACTAAGATTAGCGACAAGTTGAATACCGTTAATGAGAATTTTAGTGTCAATATGTATGACAATGGATATATGATTGAAGTTGGTGGGCGTGATGAAGATAATGAATGGAAGACTTCAAAGATCATTGTTGCATCAGTTGATGAACTTATTGATTTGGTTAAGGAAGCAACTTCGCTTCCGCGCAATGACTAAGAAAAAAACTAAATCTAGCGGCGTTCATCTATTGCCGATTGAGATTGCTCAAATAAAAGAGTGGCTTGATAGCGATTTGATGATGAGCGCCAAGAGTGTAAAGATTATTGTATCAAACGGCAATGGCATCGGTCAAAGAGTTGATGCCATTGCTCTTGACAACAGAGGCGAAGAAATAGCAAGGCTTGACGCAACTAGTTATGAGACTTGGTAAAAAAATAATAGAATGAAATTTGTTAACTTAAATAAAAAGTTAATAAAGGAATTTCTATGTTAGCACTTGATTACGATTGGGATATTCATCCAATCGGTATTATATTAGATAAGCAATTACCAATCGCATCAATGGGATGGAAGAATGGTGATGTATTTCGTTTACAAATTAAACCAAATGGTAATCGTGCACTAGTTAGGATTGATCCACTTCGTGAAGTAGTGGAAGATTACCAAAGAAAATTGGATAGTGAAATAGATATTAAATAATATATGCTTTACGAAATTAAAAATATCGATTTATTAAAAAATACTGACTGGTCAAAAGTTGACAAGATAGCTGCGCATCTTTTCACAAAGATCAAAGAAGGAAAGTATGAAGAACATGTAACACATGAAGCTGCATATAGCGCAGACATATATAGTATAAAAAATAACGGCAGCGTTATTGCAAATTATAATCTTACTGATGGAAAACCTTGGTTAGCATGGTGCGGTCATTTTCTAGAAACTATGTTGCCTTGGAGTAAAAATGTCAAAGATCATTTTTTAAAAAATAATTTAAATTTTGTTAACTTTTCTTATTTTGAACATGATTCCTATGTAAAACCACATATCGACGGCAAGAAAGACAGCGAAAAAAATGCAGGACACTGTAACATAAATTTTATCGTAGCATGCGAAGACACAAATGCGCATACATGGGTAAAAGATGGCGATACTATGCTATCATATAATTCTACGCCAAACACTGCATGGTTATTAGACACAACTAAAACACATGCTATAGAAAATAATGGCCTTCGTAAAATATTTCAAATTAAATTTCATGATTCATTTGATACGATAAAAACATTCATAGAAAACAATCCAGATATTCTAAACAAATCCGTTGACAATTAATTGTTTTAGTATTATACTTTACTAATAGCTTAGGAGTTGAAAATGGAAGATAAAAAATTTCCTACCTTAAAATATACATGGACTCAGCCACTTACACATAAAGAAGGGTTTGCGTGGGTTGAGCACCTTGATGAAAGCGATGCTATCGCGATTTGGCTTGATATGATTGAATTTGAACTTGAAAAAGGCAAAAAAACTGCTGTTGATATGTTAAATGGCATTGGGATTAAGTGTTAATGCAATGGTATGAGTATTTGGTCATTAAAAACTGGTGCATTGATGGGCAAATATTAAACAAGTATGGCGAAGACAGGTGGGAGTTAGTAACCATGCATCATGAAACAAAACCTATCAAATGGTCAGATAGTAAAGTAGAAAATATATACACCTTTATATTCAAAAGACTTCAAGAAATAATTTTTCTCGAAGATGAAGAAAATACTAAATAAAGATGTAGGGTCACTCTGAATGGCACCTATAACTAGCGTAGAAAATAAACAGTAGTAAAAACTAACTTTGAAAACTAACTTTAAATAATAACTAGCTTATAAATTAAAAATAATAAATGTAAAATAACTAGCATGATAGTAGAGTAAAAGAAAACTAAACAATAATAATATAAATGAAATATAAATCAGGCACCAGAGATTTATTTCTCTGGTGCTTTTTTATTGCCTAAATATTCTTATCTAAAAAGGAAACTTCAATGAAAAAGATTTTACTAGTTCTACTCGCACTTATGGTTCCAACTCTTGCTTATGCTTGGAATCAGCGTCCAAATCAGCCAGATGCTGTCTGTGCTGCGTTCATGCCTTATGGCAAGATTACTGATACACAAAAACACGATACTACCCCACTTTGCCGTCAGGGTTATTATGTACAGCATGACAATGCTGCTAAGGAACCACTATGGGCAGCATGGGAAATCACTCCACAGCATGTTAATGGCTGCGTAGCCCGTTCTAATGCGTTCGTTGCTGATGCTGCTCTTCCTGCTGACAAGCGTAGTGCGCCAAGCGATTATGCTGCTAGCGGCTATGATCAGGGACATATCGCCAATGATGCTCATCAGTCATGGGATCAGCAAGTTGAATATGAATCATTCTTGATGAGTAACATGTCACCCCAGTTGCCAGGTCTTAATCGTGGTATCTGGAAGTTGCTTGAAGGTTCAACAGGTGCATGGACATTCTCACGCAATCATACACTTCTCATCTATGCTGGCAACATTTATACAGTTGGCAAGGATAAGACAATCGGTGCTAACAAGGTAACAGTTCCAAACAAGATGTGGAAGATTGTAGTTGATACCCAGACTAAGGAAGTTTATGCGTTCCTATTCCCACAGGCTGAGAATCAGGGCAATGACCTAACTAAGGTTCAGGTTAGTGTGGCTGATGTTGAAGCTGCAAGCGGTTTGACTATTCCTCTTCCTGCTGGCGCTGATAAGAAGGCAAAGCCTGCTCTATGGCCAGTAGACTTTAAGGCAGTTGCTGCTGCAAAGAAGACTCTTTGCAAGGGCGATCCAGGCAACGACTAAATATTATACACTCGAATGAATACTGATTAGGGGAAGTTTTTACTTCCCCTTTTTTATTATAAATATTTCCGATGGAACGCATTCTATACTTTGCTTATGGGCATAACACAAACATTCCTGAATTAAAAAATCGTGTGCCAGATGCCAAGCGCATTGGTCGTGCAGTTGCGCCAAATCAACAGTTACAATTAAATCATTATACTAACATGGTAGCGGCAGATGGTGAAAAAACCTATGGTGTGCTATGGGCAATGAGTGATGAAGGTCTAAAACAGTTAGACTATTATGAAGGCGACGGTAAAGATTACCACCATGCCGTCATTGAAGTGCTATACAAAGGCAAATTATATAAAGCACTTACATATGTTATGATATTGCACGGTGATGAACGCAGACAACCTTCCCAGAAATATCTAAAGCATGTATATGATGGTTATAAAATGAATCAAATACCGCCAAGTCAATTGACTACTGCACTTCGTAATCATTCAAAATAATTATTGACATTGAACCAATTAATACATATATTAGTACTATGAAACCAAAAAATGCAAACGGCGTAAGTGGAGTTCTACTTCCAATAGGCGAAGTCTGGGTATTTCGTGTCTATCATAGCGATGGCGAATTTACTGACTATGATATATTTCATAGTGACTTAAGTATAACCATTAATGATGAGGATGCTTATTTTTATGAACGGCGAGATGGTAACCCATATCTTGATCATTCTCCACAGACATTAGGAATTCGTAATGGCCTCTTGGATTTATGAAAGTCCAGACGGTGGCAAAACCGTCACTCGTCGTCCGTTTGGAAGTTATAGTGAGTCTGAAAAAGAAATTCGTGTACGCATCAATATGCTGCCACACAATGATCGTGAAGAAATTTGGACTACAAAAAATGCAGTCAACGATATCGTAGAAAATGCATTTTATGACGCTATAATTCGTGAACAGTATCCTGCGGTCATGGAAGCATGGGAACACTATCAAGTATTATTAAATTTATGCAAGGAAAAATATAATGCAAGCACTGTATGAAAACATCGCAGAGAATATCAAAACAAATCCACAAATGTTTGGATTTTTAGAATATTGCCGCAAGGTTAACGATATTACTATCGCTGGATTTGGAAGTGGGGTAAGCACTTTAGTAGCAATATCAGCAAAGCCAAAAAGTATAACCATATATGACCACATTGATCATGATATCAGTGACTATCTCGCTCTGGCTAGCGAGATGGGAGTTAATTTAATTTTTAAGAATATTCAAGTATTAAATCAAGAAGAACTTCCAGAAACTGATATGTTATTAGTTGATAGTTTTGCAGAAGGAAATTTTGTATTCAGTGTTTGTCAAAAATTTGAATCAAAAGTTAGTAGATATATTGCAATAACCAATACCTTCTCTAATGCACATACGCCTGATCCAAATGTAAAACTAGGCGAAGGCGGCAAACCAATTGGCATTGTTTTTGGTGTTAACCATTTTATTCAAACAAATGACCCATGGCATATTGTTGATAGTTTGTATTGGGAACCTGGAATGACTGTACTGTATCGTAGAAAGGACTTACTCGACAATGGCGCGAACTAATTTAGTAGAACAACTGCGAGAACTAGACGCAGTTTTAATGTCAAATGATCCAACTGTTAAGGATGCATTTAAGCAAGCCGTTGTATTAACCAAAGTAGTAGAAGATAGTATGAATATTAATCCAGTTGGACCACTTGAACAAATGTGGCGCGAATTGCAAGATATGCGTCGTGAAATAGATAAACTTAAAAATAATATTAATTTTGATAACATTTCTAGACAAACAGGTACATATTGGTCAGCACAAACTTATGAGCGTGGCAGAAACTATGACAATTGGGGTTTAACTACTGATTCTATTGCTCAATTACCGCAACTAAGTGCAGAAGAAATTTCTGCACTTGTTAGTGATACATATTATGGTAATATAACTGTGTCGAATAGCGGAATGGTAACTCCTGCATCGCCTACTGATAGTGATGCTTTTACGCTGTTTGATCCAGATACAGGTGATAGTATGTCGGTGAAATATAAGTAATTCATGGCAAAAGAAGAATTACTAACAATGGAAGGCAAGGTAGTAGAGGTTCTCCCAAACGGAGTATTCCGTGTGGATATAGAAAATCATATTATCCTTGCCTATGCCAGTGGAAATATGCGTAAAAATAAAATCAAGATTATACAAGATGATCGAGTAAATGTAGAATTAACTCCATATGATTTGACTCGTGGAAGAATTACATATAGGTTTAAGTGAAATGCAAGCAGTAACTATCACAGAAGCAGCAAGAACTCATATTCGTCGTGTACTCATTGATATGGATAAACCATATCTGGTATTTGGTCTCAAAGGCGGCGGTTGTGCAGGATTTGAATATTTCTGGGAACCTGCCGATGATGAACTTTATGCACAAAATGGCTCACCACAAATTGATGAGATGATTAGCGTAGGCGAAGGCAAGAGTCTTATAGTAGACGGCACTGCACTCATGTATCTGCTAGGCAGTGAAATTGATTATAAAAGCGACTTTGTAAGTAGCCAGCTTGTCGTTAACAATCCTATGAGTCAAAGTTCATGTGGATGTGGTAAATCCATAAGCATTTAGAATAGTATAGATATATTAGCATTTGGATAAATAACTTTAAAAAGGATTTATTTAAATGTTTCTTTACGAACGCAAAATAGAAAATATTCACGATGAAAACAGACGGGGAAAAATAGTAAAAATTAAAAGAACAAAAACTTTTTTACATTTTAAATGTAATAATTGTGAACAAGAGTTTACAAGAGAAAAAGATGGAAAGTTAAAAGTTAAAACAGATACCCACTATTGTAATAATTGTCCAAAATTTTCTTTAAGTCAAAAATTAACAGTCAAAGAAAAATTAAAAAAAGCAAAAGAAAAGGGAGAGCGCCCCAATGAAGGATATAAAGAAATATATGTTGGTCCAGAGTATCCATATAACAGAGGATTGTGGGTTAGAGAACATATTGTCGTGATGGAAAATCACATTAAAAAAAGAATACCAAAAGGTATGGTTGTTCATCATATAGATGGAGATAAAAAAAATAATAGTATAGATAATTTATTTTTATGTTCAGTTCAAGAACATAATAAATGCCACGCTCAAATTGAACTTCTTGTTTTTGATCTATATAAAAAAGGAAAAATAAAATTTAACACAGACACTCTAACATATTACTATGTAGAGTAAAGAATTACTCCTGCTAAATATCTGGCAGGAGTTTTTTTATGGGACTACAAATTATCAATACTGGTTCATATGCTAATGATGGAACTGGTGATCCGCTACAAACATCTTTTAACAAAGTTAATGCGAATTTTGTTAATCTCACAACTCCATCTGCTAGTGGCATCAATGGAAATGTTGATCTTTATGCAAATAGCATTACTGTAGTCGGTTCAGTAATTGGTAATGTCACTGGTAATATCACTGGTAATATCACGGGTAACTTAACAGGAACTGCAAGCACTGCGACTATAGCAACTACTGCAACTTATGCTACTACTGCT